TCGCGACCCAACTAGGAGGGAATCACAATGGCACGCACACCAAAGAGCACAGCCGAGCACCTTCGCGACGGCACGTACAATCCGACGCGGCACAAAGATCGGCAGGACATCCGCCTCGCCGATGGAGCACCGGAGAAACCTCGCGGACTCTCGCCGCTCGCCGAAAAACTGTGGGATGCGGTACTCACCGGTCGGCCTGCCGAGTTCCAGGCGGGATGCGACTTCGCAGCTCTCGCCGGGATGTGCCGCTGGTTCAGCGAGTGGCATGAAGTGATGCGATCCGCCGAGGACGAGACTGAATTTAAGGTCAAGTACACAAAACTATGTGCCGCCAGTGTCTGTTGGAAACAGTTTACAGCAGCCGGTGCCAAGTTCGGACTGACGCCGGCAGACCGCTGCAAACTCAAGGCGGTCGAGAATATGTCGGACGTAGATCCGTTGGCAATACTCGAGGCGAGTCATAATTGAGCGAATACCGCGACATCGTGAAACGCTACTGCGACGGCGTCATGGACGGCAAGGTCATCACGGGCCGACTCGTCAAGCTCGCGGTCCAGCGACACCTCGAGGATCTCGAGCAGGCCGGTAAGCGTGGATACTATTTCGACGCAGCACTGGCGACCAAATCGATCGAGTTCTTCCCGATGTGCCTGCGACACACGAAGGGACGATGGCGAGGCAAGGTATTCGATCCGACACCGTCGCAGGCGTTCATTCTATGGAACATCTTCGGCTGGCGTCGCCGCGATAACGACTGCCGGCGATTCGGCAAAGCATACCTCTCGATGGCTCGCAAGAATGGCAAGAGCGAATTCGCCGCCGGCGTCAGTCTGAAGCAGCTCGTCTTCGATCACCCAAGAGAGAACGCGGCCGAGGTCTACAACGTCGCGACGAAAGAGGACCAGGCTCGCGACATTGTATTCCGGCAGGCACAACGGATGGCCGAACTGGGTCCGCTCAAGTCGCGACTCCGAATAATGATGAAGTCCGTCAAGACGATGTTGCAAGATCCCTACCAACCGGACTCAATTCTACGACCGGTCGGCTCGGACTCCGCGACGTCGGACGGTTACGACCTCTCGACCGGCATCCTCGACGAGATCCACGCCTGGCGAAAGCGGCACGAGGGGCTGTACGAGAAGTTAACGACCGCCGGCGGTGCGAGAGAACAGGAGCTGATCCTGATCATCACGACCGCGGGCGACGAGTTTTCAGAGTTGTGGGAACGACTGGACACCTTCAATGCCGGCGTGCTCGAGGGCGTCGCGACCGGTGAGATCGTCTCGGATCATTCTTTCGCATTCGTCGCAACCATCGACGAAGATGACGATCCATTTGATCCGGCGAACTGGCCTAAAGCGAATCCGAATTATCCGGAGTTTCCATCGCACGAGTACCTCACAAAGCAAGCCGCCGACATGCAGGATCGGCCAGAGACTCGGAACACGTTTATCAGATTCCACGCGAACCGCCGCGTGCAGGGACGCAACAAGCCGATCACCGCGAACCGCTGGAACGACCTCGCCGGCGAGCCGTGCAAGAGTGCGGAGAGTTCGCACGGCGGTATCGACTTCGGTCGCTCCGATGACTTCTCGTCTTGGGCCGTCGTCGTTCCGAAAGATCCCTACCAGATCGTCAGCCGATCATACACTTGCAGCGAGCGTCCAAAGCACCTACGGACGTCGCAGGTCGCCGAGTGGATCTCGAGCGGCTGGCTCGTCGAGCATCCCGGCAACAGTGTGGATTTTATGGCGATGTACCGCGATCTGTGCGACATCCGCACGCAGTACGGTGTGAAGACTTGGGCATTCGATCCGGCATTCGCGAAAGTGATCGGGCAGATGCTCGCCGAGGAGTTCGGCGCCGAGGCTGCGTTTCAATTCACTCAATCGCCGCGGCACTACAACGAGCCGGTGCGAACATTTCTCAAGGAGTATCACGCCGGCAACATTCAGCACGACGGTGACCGCTGCCTTGCGTGGCAGATGACGAACCTGGCGACCGTGCCGAACGCTCGCGACGAGCTGATGCCGGCGAAGGGCGGATCTCGGGAGTACAAGATCGACGCGGCGGTGGCGGTGCTGATGGCGTTTAGCGAGTGCCTGTTTGCCGAACGAAAAGACGAATCAATATATGAAACTGGCGAGGGCTTGATGCTATGAACACTGGAACATTCCAGATCGATATAGACGGCGGCGGAGTCAGCGAGCCGCAGAACACAAACAGCCGCAATCCTGATATATGGATGGTCGATGCACTCGGCGGCGGCCGCTCCGATTCCGGCGTCACCGTCAACGCGAAGTCGGCTCTATCTCACGGGCCGATTTGGCAGGGGATCAATATCCTCGCCGGCGATCAGGGAATGTTGCCGCTCGTGCTAATTCGGCGAGACGGCAGCGAGAAGACCGAGGATGTGCAGCATCCGGCGAGCCGCATCATTCGCGACCGACCGAACCGCGACACGCTGCCGCACGCATTCCGCGAGCTGATGGTGATGCGGGCGATCCTCTGGGGTAACGGCGTCGCCGCGATCATCCGCAACGAGATGACATCGATGCCGCAAGAACTGCTGCCGCTGCCGCCGGACGCGACGTATCCCGCCTACGACGATCTCGGCAGGCTGCACATTGTGACGCGAATGGAACGACCGAACAGCAACAAAAGCGAGTCCTTCGTCTTCGCATATGAGGACGTGTTTCATTTGAGCGGACTCTCCCGCGACGGTATCTGGGGGCACTCGCTCGTCGAGGTAGCAAAGAACACGATAGGGCACGGCCTGGCACTCGAGAAGCACGGCAACAAAACATTCGCAAACGGTGCTCGACCGAGCGGCGTGCTCGAACATCCGGCGAAGCTGACGCCAGAGGCACGGCAGCAACTCCGCAAAGAATGGGCGAATCTACACCAGGGCACGTCGAACTCGGGACGAATCGCGATCCTGTTCGAGGGGATGAAGTTCGCGCCGATGAGCGTCAGCAACGCCGACGCCGAGTGGCTCGAGGCGAAGAAGTGGGACCGACGCGAAGCCGCCGGCCTGCTGAACTTGCCGCCGTTCAAGCTCGGAGCGATCGAGGCCGAGATCCGAGCGAACATGGAACAACAGAATCAGATATATCTGCAAAGCGGACTTGCCAGATGGCTCAATAAATGGACCGAGGAACTAACGCGAAAGCTACTACGTCCACGCGAGATCGAGCAGCGGACGCACTACTGGCACTGGAAGACGGCCGCCTTTCTCCGAGGCGACATCAAGAGCCGATACGAGGCGTATCGAATCGGACGCGACGGCGAGTGGCTATCGCCTAATGAGATCCGCTCGCTCGAGGACATGAACCCGCGACCAGGCGGCGACGACTTCCAAAATCCGAACACAAAGCCGGCGGCCGCGGACGTGTCGAATGACCTGGCGTCGAGACTATTCGCCGCCGAATGCGTCACAATGGCGAAGCGTGAATGCCAGAAACTACGCAAGGCGTCGCTGACTGAGAAAAACTTCGTAGCCTGGCTCGATGGGTTTTACGACGCTGAATGGCTGGAGACGATGCAACCGGTAGTGTCGCCGAACATGGCCGCCGCGTACTGCGTCGAACGGAAGCAGGAGGTGCTCAGTCTGTGCGACGGCAATGCCGCCGACTTCGTATCCCGCGTTGAGCGAGATTCCGAAGAGTACCGCGAGCACGCAAAGCAACTAATCAACCTCGAACTGGGAGGCATCTACAATGCGTAATATCTCACAATTTCTCGCGACCGTCAGCGAATCGGTGAAAGCGAACGTCAAACCGAACCTCGCATTCAACGCGACCGAAAGCGACGACGAGCTGCGTGTGCTCCTGCACGGCGTGATCGGCGACGAATTCGACGGCATGGACTCGTCTTCGCTCGTCTCAACGATCAGCGAATTCTCCGGCAGCACGATTCGCATGGACATCAACACGCCAGGCGGTAGCGTATTCGACGCGATGAGCGTCTACAACGCACTCGTGATGCACGACGCCGAGGTGATTGCCGACGTCACCGGCACGGCGTACTCTGCCGGCACGATCGTCGCCAGTGCCGCGGACACGATCAGGATCTCAGCCGGTGCTCAGTGGATGATACATCGAGCCTGGGCAATCGCCGCCGGCAATGCTCCGGTGATGCGGGAGTCCGCACTGATGCTCGAACGTGCCGACGATCAGATCGCCGAACTGCTGGCCGAACGCAGCGGCAACGACTTCGAAGTGATCGTGGACTGGATGAGTGGCACCATCGACGGCACGACGTTCACCGGAGCCGAGGCTGTCGATCAAGGATTCGCCGATGAATTGATCCCGCTCAAATCGAAGAACTCGACCGGCAAGACGATCAGCCAGCGGCGGTTCTACGAGGTCGCGGCTCAGGTCTGCTGGTCGAGATTGAAAAATTCCCGCGTTTGAGATATATTAAGAACTCAACAACTCTTGGCATGCTTCCATATGTGAGTTGCGGCCGACCGACAGGATCTTTCCCCGTCGTCGTCGCAGCTCTTTTTTGTTGCCTCGCCGGCACAATCACAAGGAAGCAAACATGCCAGCTCTATTTACAACGAAGGAAATCGGCCAGCAGATCGAAGAC